CTTCATTGTGCTAAAGACATACCGATGGAAGAAACTCTAATCCCATTATTCAAAAGAAAGGTTATGTCATATGTGCTACAGACAAAAAACTTAACAATAAGGTAATATTGAAATTTGGTTTTATTAACAAACTAATATTATATATAATCAGTTAATAAACCAAAAAAATTATTTTATGAAAAAAGCTTTATTTTTATTCATTGTATTAGCAACAATTTTAACATCTTGTGGAACAAAAGATAAATGTGTTGATACAATATGTCCAAATGGACAAATTTGTGTTGATGGTACTTGTCAAGGTATATCAACAAATGTTTTAGTCACGACTAATATTACAACAAACACAACTTGGACATCCGACAATATCTATGAATTAGCGGGAAGAATTGCAATCACGAATGGTGCAACACTCACAATTGAACCAGGGACGATTATTAAAGGACAAGCTGGTGCAGGTTCAAACGCAACCGCTTTATTAGTATCAAGAGGTTCTAAATTAATTGCAGAAGGAACATCAAACTTACCAATCATCTTTACATCTGTTGCGGATGAAATCACATTAGAACAAGTAAGAAATGGTAATTTTGTAAGTCCAAATTTAGACCCAACTTCACAAGGTTTATGGGGTGGTGTGATTATTTTAGGTTATGCTCCAATATCAGCATCAGCATCTGAAGTTCAAATTGAGGGAATACCAACAACAGATGCAAATGGTTTATATGGTGGTAATAACCCAAATGATAATTCTGGTGTATTAAAATATGTTTCAATTAGACACGGAGGTGCAAACATTGGAAACGGAAATGAAATCAATGGTTTAACATTGGGTGGGGTTGGTTCATCAACAATAGTTGAAAATATTGAAATTGTTGGAAACCAAGATGATGGTATTGAATTCTTTGGTGGTAATGTAAATGTTACTAATCTTATTGTTTGGTATTCAGGTGATGATGCAATTGATACTGATCAATCTTGGGGTGGAACATTAAATAATTTCATTGTAATATGTGGAAACGCCACAGACCACGCATTGGAAATTGATGGTCCTGAAGGTACTTATTTAGCCTCACACACGATTAAAAATGGTTCAGTTAAAGGTAGTAGTGAAGCTGAATTGGGTGATTTTAGAGCTTGTCCAAGAGGAAGTTTTGAGAATATATTTTTCTTTGATTTTCCAGACCCAGCAATTAGTGGAAGAGGTGATTTATCAATATCAAATCCAACAAATTCTACATGTTCTATAGATAATTTAACTAACGGAGTTTTGACTTTTTCAAATTTACAAGTTATACTTCCTACAAATGTCTTATTGAGTAACGTGTTCAAAAATGGAACAAGTTCATATGCAACCAATGTAACTAATAGAAGTATCGGTGCAAACAAAACAATATTCAATTGGACTTGGTCGGAACAAGCAAATCAGTTATTAGAGTTTTAATTTAAACACAAACTTATTTAAAGGTTCTGACAAAAGTTAGAACCTTTTTTTATTTATCAAAATCTAATAATCATATGGAAAACCTTAAACTAAGAATGACTCTAACCGATGGAAAAGGTTGGAAAGAAACAAAAATTATTCAATTATCACACTACCTTTTAGAAAAAGAAAAGGGAAATAGTTTGCTTGATGAAACTTTGGAAAAATTAATTGATTGTCAAAAGAATGTTGAAGATAATATCGAACAAAATAAAACAACTTATCAAAAATGGAGACCTTAATGAAAACTTGGGAAAATAAAGAAATGGTAAACCACCCTAAACATTATCAATTTGGTGATAATAATGTTTACGAAGCGATAAAAGTGATTGATGCTTGGGAACTCGGATTTGCTTTAGGTAATACTGTAAAATACATTAGTAGAGCGGGAAAGAAAGACCCCAATAAAGAATTGGAAGATTTAAAGAAAGCTATGTTTTATCTTCAGCATCATATAAATAAGTTAGAAAATAAATGAACGCACCTATAAGATATTTTGGGAGTAAGGGAGGTTTTTACAATAAAATAATTGAACAATTCCCCACCGAACCTTATGACATTTATGTTGAACCTTATGGTGGAACATTCATTGTTGGTTTACAAAAACCTGAAGTACCTGTTGAAGTATATAATGATTTGGAACAAAATGTTTATTCCTTATATAAAGTATTGGGGGATAAAAATATGTTCGAAGATTTCAAACAAAGATGTGATTTGTCTTTATATTCTGAAGACTTAAGGAATGAATATAAATCAGAACTTAAAAATGAATTATCTTTGGTTGATAGAGCATTTTATTTCTTTTATGTTAATAGGACATCACACAATGGAATTGGTGGATTCTCAACAAATTCAAGTATTAGGAGGAAGATGTCAAAGGCGGTATCTGACTATTTAAGTTGTATTGATAGATTACCCGAATTACATCAAAGATTATCAAAAGTGATTATATCCAATATGGATGGGGTTAAACTTATTGAAAAATATAAGAATAGCCCCAGTTGTTTAATCTATGCTGATCCACCATATGAACAGTCAACTAGAACAAATGCAAGATATAAAGTTGATATGGATAGAGATGGACATCTTAAATTTATCGATTCTGTGTTAAACGCTAAATCTAAAATATTAATAAGTGGATATGATTGTGAGTTATACGATAAATTAACTGAAAATGGATTTACAAAAATTCAATTTGAAGTTAAAACAATTGATGGAAACTTTAATAAAAAAACTAAAACTGAAACCCTTTGGAAGAATTATGAATAAGATTTTTTTGATTGACATAGATGGAACTGTATGTGAAGACATAAACAATGAAGATTCCCATCTATTTCCATTTGCGTTACACTTTGAAGAAAGTAGATTACTATTAAATAAGTGGTATGATGAAGGAAACATTATAACTTTTTTTACTGCAAGAGAGTCAAAAGATAGACATGTTACCGAAGATTGGTTAAGATTGAAAGGTTTTAAATTCCACGGATTGATTATGGATAAACCAAGATGTAAAGATGGACAAATCTATCATTGGATTGACAATAGACCTGTTAAAGCTACCACTTATAAAGGTAACTGGACTGAGTTGAAAGAAATTTATACTAAAGTTGAAGTGTTTGAATAAAAGTGTAAAAAATTAAAATGGAAAATAATATAGAACAATTTGTAAGTAAAATTATTAACGGGGATTGTGTTGAAGTTATGAAGACAATGCCTGAAGGTAGTGTCGATTTAGTTTGTACATCACCTCCATACAATGTCAATATCCCTTATGATGAATACAATGATGGTTTGTCTATGGAAAGTTATTGGGAGTGGACAGAAAAGTGGTTAACAGAAGTTTTAAGAGTGTTGAAAGATGATGGAAGAGTTGCAATCAATTTTCCATATGAAACAAATGTACAAGATAGAGGGGGAAGAGTTTTCTTTTGTGCAGAGTTTTGGGCTGTAATGAAAAAAGTTGGGTTTAAATTTTTTGGAGTTGTGGATTTGGAAGAACAATCCCCACATAGAAGCAAAACAACCGCTTGGGGTAGTTGGATGAGTGGGTCGGGCCCATACATATACAACCCAAAAGAATGTGTTGTATTGGGTTATAAGAAGTTTCATAAGAAACAAAATAAAGGAATTTCCCAATGGAAAGGAACTCCAGTTGTCCAAGAAGATGGTAAAACTAAAATGACTTATGCTGACGAGGATAAAAAAGAATTTATGGAATTGGTTTATGGTCAATGGAATTATTTCGCAGATACGAAATCGTTGACGAAAGCCACGTTCAGTATGGATATACCAAAAAGGGCGATAAAGATTCTGACATATAAAAATGATGTTATATTAGACCCATTTTGTGGTAGTGCAACAACGATAGTTGCTGCAGAAATATTGGATAGAAGGTGGATTGGTATTGAATTAAGTAAACACTACACAAAAGTTGGATTAGAAAGAGTTAAACCATTTTACGAACAGAAGAGACAATTGAAATTTGAATTTGAAGAAGGGGCTGAATAAAGCTCCTTTTTTGTTTTATGTAATATTTATTAATAAAAAAACAATAAATGACTAAAATACAAAAAACAGTCCTGATGGAAAGTGGAATAAGAGATATTACATCTCTTGCCTCTCGCTACAAAAAAGCGAAAGTCTACTTTCATCAGGACCTTTGACTGGATGGTGTAACATCTGCAATCGGAATGAAAAAATACTTGGAGAGTTATGGCATCAAAGTTGTTGATGCTGAAATTATCCAATACGGTGATCAAGAATGGTCAATAAAGAAACCTGAAGCGAGTGGTGGAGTTATGCCAGTATTGGTTGACTTTGCTCATGGGAAACCAATGTTCATGATTCACACTGACCACCATGATTCTCAAGCTGGTGTTGAGGGTGATACATCAACAAGTTTCAGAAGTGCAAGGTCAAATGTTGAAACTATTTCAGGAACATTATCCCCAAGAGATTTATTTCCACCTGAAGACATTAAAATCATATCAACAGTAGATTCTGCTAACTTCAGGACTATGGGAGTTACCGTAGATGAAGTTAATAATTACATTATGAAAATCGATAAGGGATTACCTGTTGAAAGAAACAAAATGTTAATGGGTTTGGTGACAAACAAATTATTATTAGCATTCAAAAACAAGCCAGGGTTCTTAGATAGATTGGTAATGGAATGTGAACCATCTTTAACTAGTATCTTTAATAAGATTAGACAAATAATGAAAGAAGAGGGTTGGGCTGGAGTTGAAGAATTACAGATTAATAGAGAGAAGTACATCGAACAGATGAAAAATTATGCCAAACAATCTTATGAGGATGGTATCATTATTAAAGATGGTGGTGGAAGCATGATTAAACCAGGTTCTTATGATAGATATGTAAGTTTCAAATTACATCCTGATGCAGATTTCCAAGTAATTACTTGGGGTTCTGTTGGACTTTTACAAGTTTCTTGTAATCCATTTAAAGAACAAAGAGGATTAAAAGGAATTGATTTGGGTGAGATTAATAGAGGGATATTAGAAAATCATAAATCAGAGTTAAGTGATATTTCAATAACTGCGGGTAGATTAAAAAAGGTTGCTGAGACTAGTAAAAAATTTGTACCTGGTGAAAGTGTTGGATTTACAGCAAAAGATTTATTAGCTTTTTATGGGGATGCAATTGAAGGGTATAATGAAATACCAAGAAAATTTGAAAACTTCTTATCCAAGAAATATCCTGACTATGAAAAAGGTTTGGAAGAATGGAAAAAAA